GGCTGTATTCAATTCCCTGTCCGAAGATTTGGGCGGGTTCAGGGAAAAGATTGATCCCGGTGCATTCAAAAAAACGATCGGAAGCGATGATGTGCGCGCGCTATGGAACCACAACGACGATTATGTCCTGGGCCGGAATAAATCTGGCACGCTCTCGCTCTCCGAGGACGCGCACGGCCTCAAGATTGATATTCTTCCGCCTGACGTACAGTGGGCGCGTGACCTGATGGTATCCATCGAACGAGGAGACGTGGACAAGATGTCATTCGGGTTTCGAACCGTGTCGGATCGGTGGGAACGGCAAAATGATGACGAGATCAGGACGCTCGAAGAGGTCAAGTTGTTCGACGTTTCGCCGGTGACGTTTCCGGCATACCCCGATACAGCAGTAGCGCTTCGGTCATTGGACGAATTTAAAAACGCCTCCCCGACGGGCGGCGATGAAGAAAGCGGAGAACTCCTGACGGACTTCAACGCCATAGCAGAAGAAGATGAATTATATCGGAAAATAAACAGTATTCCCAAGGAGGAAAAATAGCATGAATGAATATCAAAAGAGAATGAAGGCCGCCTTCGACAAGATGGAGGCGATCCGCAAAAAGGCAGAGGCCGAGAAACGGTCCATGACCGCCGAAGAGATTGAAGAGCGGAACGGTCTCAAGGCCGAAATCGAGGCAGCCGAAGCCGAAATGAAGTCAGTTGAAGCCGAAGAAGAGCTTCGCAAGAAATTGTACACCGATGACGGCGCAGGCGATAGTAGCGGCGCACAAACACGCGGCATTTCGACTGTTGAGGTACCCGATCAGCCGATTTATAAGGGTTCACCCGCTTCGCAGCTCGGACAGCAGCTTCTTGATGTTCGTGCACTTTGCCTCCCCGGTGGACAGGTGGGATCGAAGGAAGTTTCTGAAGCTCGTTCCCGGCTGGAGCAGACCGAAAAAAGGAACGCCGCAAAGCTGGCGGAGCAGGCGAAGAAGGAGGGCCGTACGGCGGCTACTGGCGGATTCACCATCAATACCCCTTCTGACGGCGGGTATTTCTTGCAGGGCGAGACGGCCATCGACCTGATGACCAACGGGTTCAACAACAGCGTCGTACTTCCCCGGACGCAGTCCCGGACACTTGGCCCCGGCACGCAGTATGTTGAGGTAACTTACATCGACGAATCGAGCCGGGCGACGGGTTCCCGCGGCGGCGGTGTGCGGGTGTACACGACTGCTGAACTGGATTCCATGACGGCATCCAAAACAAAATTCAGGAAAGTCAGGATTGAACCGAAAAAGCTGACTGGTCTGTACTACGCCTCCGGTGAAATGGTGCGGAACGTGACGTTCCTGGGACAGGAAATGCGTCAGTTGTTCGGTGCTGAGTTTGCCTTTAAGGCCCAGGACCTTGTGATAAACGGGTCCGGCGCGGGTGAACCCCTTGGCATCCTGAACGCTGGATGTCTGGTGTCGGTGACAAAGGAAACCAATCAGGCTGCAGGTACCATAGTTGCAGAAAATATCCTGAAAATGGAATCCCGTCTACTGAACGAGAATCCCGGTGTCTGCTATCTCGTCAACCGTGAGACGAAGCCGCAGCTTGGCGCGCTTTCGATTGCGGTTGGTACTGGTGGGCAGTTGGTCCCGATGTATAAACAAGAGTTTTATCAGGGCACCATGCAGGCATCTCTGAACGGGTTTCCCTGTTTCACGATTGAGCAGGCGGCGGCTCTCGGTGATGCCGGTGATGTTATTCTGGCCGACTTCTCGAAGTACATCACGGCAAACAAGGGTGACATCAACGAAGCAATGAGTATCCACGTCAACTTCATATATGACCAGGATACCTTCCGTTTCATCTATTACTTCGACGGACAGCCGGTGTTGTCGAGTGCGATTACCCCCTACAAGGGTTCCGCTACCGTTGGACCGTTCGTCGTGATCGGCGCGAGATAAGGAAAGGAGACAACAATGAAATTAGCTGAAGAAAAGAAGATTGTGCCGGTGCTCAATTATGGCGACATGGACACCGGGAGTGCTCTGGATGGCGATTCGATCAACATGAAGAATTACCACAGGGCAACGTTTATCGTGAACCTTCACGATATCGGAACGGCAAGCCCGACGATGTATATATATTCCGGTTCGTCTGATGGGTCTAAGGATTCCGCGCTTACCTTCCACTATGCCTTCGGTAGTGCGGCACAGGGGTCGGAAGATTGTGACGTACTGGCTGCTGATTCCACCAGTGCGGCCCTCGAGCTGACGCATGGGACGTATGACAATTATATGCTCATCGCGGAGGTTGAGGCCGACAAGATGGACGTTGCCAATTCAGAGGAATGGTTGACCATATCGTTTGCCGATCCCGGAACTGCGACGGGCCATGTGACGGTGACGGCGATTCTGGAGCCTCGTTACACGGGTAATGTTTCCGTTACGGCGCTTGAGTAATTAACCACAGGGGGCGGTCCTGCGGGGCCGCTCCCCATAAATAGGGGGAACCGCTCCCTGTAAGCTACGGCACGGTGAGACCTTGCAATCAATCGACTGCCGTATGCGTGCGTTAGAGCGCTGGAACAAGTGGTTGTCATTCGCCGGCGGAATCGTCGGAGGTGTAACGGCAGTGCTCGGGATGCAGCTGCTGTGAGGGGGATGGATGACATGAGAATCACGACGAAAACAGCTCCGAACATTGAGCCGGTGACAAAGGCGGAAGTAAAAATGCACCTGCGGCTTGCCACTACTGACGCAGAGGCGGCGGCCTACACGACCGAAGATGACCTGCTTGATCGGCTCATCACGACCGCCCGGATCATGACCGAGCAACAGACAGGCCGGAAGCTCATTACACAGACGCTGGAATACTATCTGGATGAATGGCCGGACGGTGACGAGATAAAACTGCCGTATCCGCCCCTACAGTCGGCCACGGTGACGTACCGGCTGGAAGATGATGACGATTACGACAACACGCTTTCGACGATAGACGTTGACATCGTTTCACAGCCTGGACGAGTTATCTTACAGCCTGGCGAATCATGGCCGTCGGGAACGCTCTACAGCGAGAAGCCTATCAAGGTTGAATTTGATTGCGGGTATGGTGACGCTGACGACGTGCCGGAGGGTATTAAATCGGCGATCCTCCTGAGGATAACAGACCTCTATGAGAACAGGGGCGAGGTTGTCATGGGTGTTTCCGTGGGGCGTATAGACGGGGCGATTGACTCATTGCTGGCGTCCTATCAGATACATACGAGGTTCGGGGTATGAGAGCAGGCCGAATGGATAGAATCATATCGCTCTATCAGGAGTCGAACACAACAAACGACTTCGGGGAGCAGATCACAACATGGATACCGCTCTGTGTAGTGGGGGATGAACTGGCCACGGGCACCCTTACCATCGGAACGCTCTATCAGATCACGGCCACGGAAACGAATCACTTTTACACCGATTGCGCCGTGGGGGATGTCTGGACGGCGACGGCAGCAACGGCACTGGATGCAGACAACAAGGTCAAGCCAGTGACGAGAGGGTATCAGGAGTGGGCGGAACGGTTGGAACTGAGAGGCGACGAGAGATGGAACGCTCAACAGGTCGTGGCGGCTATTTCAGCGAAATATCGCATCCGGTATCGCTCCGATATTACACCCATGGTCCGGCTGGTGGATGCAGACGGCAGGGAATATGACATACAGGCGCAACTGGAGCTTGGGCGGCGTGAGGGGATTGAACTAATAGTATCAGCGAGGGGGGAATAATGGGACAGCCCGCATTTAAATTGACAGATCAATCGGGCGTCTATGCCATAGAAAATAAGGTTAATGGCAAAAGGTATATAGGGTCTGCTATCAATATAAGGCGTCGCTTTATTGAACATAAAAGCCCTCTCAGGCGTGGAATACATTGGAATAAATATCTCCAAAGGGCATGGAATATGTACGGTGAGGAATCATTCGATTTTTACCCTGTTTTGTTTTGCGACAAATCAAACCTTATTTATTTTGAACAGAGGGCAATTGATGCCATAGACGCATCCAATCCTAAGGTCGGATATAATCTCCGTCCTAAAGCAAGAAATAATTTTGGGATGCGGCATAGTGCTAAAAGCAAAGCAAAGATAGGGGACGCTATGAGAGGCAGCAAGAACCACAACTATGGAAAACCAATGCCGGAAGATACAAAACTGAAATTATCAAAGGCGAAGATAGGTAAATATGCCTTAGGCAATGCTTATCATGCAAAAGCGATTGTAGATACTTGGAATAAAGCAACCTATTCTTGCATTAAAGAAGCGGCTGCAAAAACTGGTTTACCACCAGCATCAATCAGGGAATGGGCGTCCGGCATTAAAAGAAGCGAAAAGTATCATGGAAGATTCATTTTTGCTGACAAGAAATACCGTCCTAAAATAGAACCGAAAGGAAGACCGATTGGGAGCAAGCACCCATTGGCGCGTAGGGTTGTTGATACATGGACAGGAAAAATATTTGGAACAATTAAAGAAGCTGCTGAAGAGAATGATTTTGATCGCAACATAGTAAGGGATTGGATTGTCGGTCGTAGACCTGGTGGAGTCAATAAAGGAAGATTTAGATATGCAGAAGATGTGGGGAAATAATCAATGTCTAATAAGGCATTTACATTTAAAATAACTGGACTCCAAGAATGTATGAATGCTTTAGAACAATTGCCGACTGTTTCCATGAAGCGTGGAGTAGTCCGCAATGCTCTCAAGAAGGCTGCCGTTCCCATAAAAGACAAAGCTAAATCGAACGCTCAGGGAATACCGATGGACAATAAAGACATCGTTGAATCAATAAAAATCGGCACTACCCTAAAACGCTCACAGCGGGGCAGGCAGGACAGGTCGAGGGTGACGGCATACGTAGGGTCATCCCATCCATTGGCCCATATTTTCGAATTCGGGTCTGCTAAACGGTACACAAAGAAGGGCGCGTATCGTGGGTACATCCCCCCGATGCCATTCTTGCGGGGAGCATGGGACAGCCAGAAGAAGGTGTCCCTTGACATATTAAAAGACGAAATCTGGAAAGCGTTGCAGAAGTCGGCGCGGCTACTGGCACGGAAGGCTGAAAAAGGTACATTGACAGCGAAACAGCGGGCAGGGTTGATGAAATGATCGAGCAGGCAATCAGATACATACTGATCAACGATGCGACCGTGAAGGCGATCACGACGCGCTGTTATCCGGTTACTATCCCTCAGGACCCGACGTATCCCTTAATCCTCTATACCAAGATATCGGGGATGCGTGATCACGTATTGCAGGGGCCGTCAGGCATGGCGCATCCGCGTTTCCAGATCGACGCATGGGCAGA